AACACGAATGATCGACGCGATGACTGTGGGGTGGTCAAAACCAATTGGTAACAGTCTGCGAGATGTAGGGCTATCTGATACATAATCTCTTGCCCTTTTTTCAGTAACACTAAGCATTCCGTTTGGAACCCAGTGCATTATAGCACCTGCTTCAATTGCTTGCAACTGATAAGGATGTCTTTTTTCAACGGCACGATCTGCCATGAAGACAACTGCCTTCTTAAAGTATTTAGTACACAGATGTGCCAATGAGATCTGAGCATAACCAGTGGCAGGTGAACTGCCATACACCCACTCCTCGATCTCAGGTTGTGAGCGGATCAGGTGATCTGCGAATCGCATCTTTGATCCACCACCTATGAGGTCGTCACGGACGACGAGGATCCCCTCATGCTCCTCTACAACGGGAGGGGGGAGAGTATCCTTCCAGTAAGGAATCAAGTCTAAGTAGTCTTCTGCTGACGATTCAAATAAACTAGACATCACTTAATCCTGCTGAAGTTGTTCTTCTTTTCGAAGGTCATCGTTGCAGGGAACTTATCAGTAAGTTGATCTGCCTTGTGGCTGATCACGAAGATATTACATTTCTTCCCGAGAGCATGAAGCAATTTCATAAACTCTTCTGTTCCTATACCGTCAAGCGACGAGTCGAAAACTTCATCGAGAATAAGAAGATTGCAGTTAGCACTATTCTTGATGCGAGCAATCTCTCTCCATGCCAACAGAAGAGCAAGATCAATACGCAACTTCTCACCCTCACTGAAACTCATGTAAGAGAAGGCATCACGATGACGACTCTTGATCGTTTCGTTGAACTCTTCATCCAAGTGAAACCTGGCAAAGAAGTCCATAGAAGAAAGATATGCATTGATCATCTTATTCATGATGGGAAGATAGTGCTTTATGATCTTCGACTTTATCCCCGAGTCCTTGAGGAGAGTGTAAGCAATCGATTGTTGATTCTGGACATCAATGATTGTTTCTTTTTCCTTTTCTGATCTCTCACAATCAGACTTATATGATGATAAGTTTTCGGTGGACTCATCGAGAGAGGAAGTGTCTTGCGAAGCCGACGATCGCATTTTTTGTAAGTCGGTGATGTGTTTGTTCGAGGCCGATACTCTACCATTGAGTTCCGTGAGCGACGATTGCTTTTCGGATACGACATCGAGAACTTCGTTGATTTCTTTATTACGCTCAAGAAGGGCCTCCATCTTTTCAGTCATTTCATTTAAACCTGTTTTTAACTTACTGAGTTTGTCAGTAATGTCTGTCTCACGTTCTTCGATCAGAGTCTCAGGAAGATCCTGACCACACGAACCACACACACTATCATTACGAATCTTGTCAAGATCACTGGTGAAGTTATTAACTTTAGTCTCAACTCTCGACACAATCTTTTCTAGAGACTGAATGTCACTTGCATTTGAATGCCGATCGACAATCATGTTCACAGATTTTTCAATTTCGCTGGACAGAATTTCAGACTCAGATTGTAATTCTGTTAGGCTCTCAACTGCACTGTCGATCTTCTCGTCAAAATCGGCAAGTGATCTTTCACTCTTCTGTCGAATAGAATCAATGTGAGTCTGTTGGATTTCGATCTTATCCTTAAGGGTTTCGATTGTTCTATTGACTTCCTTGATCTCTTCTTTAGCCACGGACATCTTCTCTTTCAGAAGAGTGTTCATCGTAGAGAAGACGTTGATATCAAGAATGTCCTCGATAACTGACCGTCGATCTGCCGCAGACAACTGCATGAAGGGAACGAAAGAAGAACTACCAAGAATCACCACCTGAGTGAATGACTTGTAATTCATTCGGAGAATCTGCTCTTCGAGCATCTTTTGATAGTCTTTAGATTTGGCGTGCTGATTAATCAATTCGTCGTTCTTGAAGATCTCAAACTTTTTAGGTTTGAGTCCACGAACAACTCTATAATTATCCTCGTTGACAGAAAACTCTACGTCAACTAAACAATCCTTCTGGTTGATCGAGTTAACCAGTTGGGGGATATTGATCTTTCTGAATGGCTTACCAAACAGGGCAAACGTGATAGAATCCAAAAGAGCAAACGATTTACCGTGTCCGTTGTTACCACAGACAAGAGTCATCGGTCTCTTATCGAGAAGTATCTCGGTTGGTGTATTACCAAACGATCCGAAGTTTTGGAATATTACTTTATGAAAGTTAATCACTGACTCAGGGCCTCCATATACAATTCACGAATAAGATTCTTGACATCTGACTTATTGGTGATGTCCATACCATCAATTTCGTTATTGATAATAGTAACAGTATCTTGTGCCATGTCAAGGGCATCTTCTTCAATATCACTGGTGATTACTTCCTCGACGATAGTCACGTTCTGAATATTCTGTTCGTATAACTTGTCGATAAACCGATCGAACGTATACGGACTCTTCTTATTTAAGACCAGAATCTTGATATAAGAGTTAGCATAGGAGGAAAAATCCATCGTGTCGATAATCTTTTCAATATCGGTTTCAACATCATCGTAGGAAATTTGGTGAAACATACGGCGAGGATTCTCGATAAACTCCAGACTTCGAGTTTCCGTGTCTAGCACATGAAAACCTTTTTTATCATGAAGATCATGAAACGTTATCTGATACTGAGTCCCAAGATAGTGGACATTGTTTCTACTGCTCTTGCTGTGGAAGTGTCCTGACAGAACCATTTCAAATCTCTTGAGATCGCCGTCAGACATACCACCCTCAAACTTATGCCCACGCATCACTTCATAACCATCCAGTTCAAAGTGACCACAGCAGATAGGAGACTTTGTCGTAGAAAGAAACTTCATAGTCTCTTCTTTGTTTTCCTTGTTGATCCAAGGAACTATTGCAACACTCAACCCACCGAAAACCAAATCTTGCGGTGACTCAATCAGATTAAAATTATCGTATCGATCGGCAAACAACTCACGAAGCGAATTGAGTTCATTGGTGTTTCGATAGTATGTGTCGTGGTTTCCAGGCACAATGTGCATCGTCACACCCATATCACGAAGAGGATCCATGAAACAATTACGCACAGTTCCAAGTGTGTTGAAATTGACAAACTTGCGGCGATCCATAAAATCACCCAAGTGCAATACGTCCGTAATATTATTTTCTTTCAAGTAAGGAAAAAACTGATCAGTAAAAAACTCTAGGAAGTAATCAAGAAATAATTGATTGTCTCCCCTTGCACCAAAATGCGAATCATTTAGTATCGCTATCTTCATTCACAGACCTTTTCTTTTTAGGTTCAAATTTTTCTATATCATTATCACTGACTTCAAAGAAATCAGCATATGCATTTTTTGCATCTTTTTCGAAGTAATTATCTTTGAACCATTTCATAAAACTACCATCGTCAAGATTTTGCATCATTTTATACTTGACATAATTCTGCTTCTTTTCCTTTTCGATGCGGCGAAGAAAGGCATAATATATCATCTGTGTAAAATAAGAGAAGGGGTTTTTGGATTTTTCTGGATTGAAATTGTGAGCATACATGAGGCAGTTTTCTATACCGTCTGCAATCATCTCATCCCTAAAATGATAGTTTATGAAATTAGGTTTTCTTGAAAGATGCTCGGCGATTTTAACAAAACACTCTCCGATATATTCTGAGATCGGAGGTCGTTTTTCTTCGCCTGCTTCTTCTGCTTGAATGACTTCAAGTTTCCATTCAGTCATTGCTATGCAGAATTTTTCGTTGTCAACGTAGTGTTCGGTTTTTTTCTTTTTCATAATAAGTATTATACTCACATTTCTTGCATTGTAAAGTTTTTTATATTTTTTTGTTTGACATACTTGACAACGATGTTACAATCTCTGTGTCCCGGTTTGAACAAGATCTACTTTAAGTACTATAAGTAATCTCTAAGATCCGGAGACCAATCTCTCCAATGATTGCCTCGATCCTCCTCGTCGCCTGAGCGGGGGGGTTCTTCTATTTGTAGATCATCATGGCTACCGTCTAGATCATCAATATCCATCTCGTTTTCCATGTCTTCTAGAATACCATCTTCTACTAATTTTTTGAACATGTTTTCATCCATGGCGAAAGACATCATTATCTGCGAAAGATCCATTTGCTGTTCTTTCATTTTATCGATTTGTTCTTTCTGCTTCTTCATCAAATCTTCTAGTGATACTTCTGATTGATCGATTTCAGTTTCATAGAGTTTTGATGCTTGCGAATCAGGTGTGAGAAAAAGGGCGATCCAATCTTCTGGGATTGCGATTTTTTTCTGATCCGAATATTCTAACCAATTCTGGAGAGTTAAAACTTCTTTACGAAGACCGCTCCACGGATCACTCAATGAAGTGACTTTCATGAGCATTGGATTCTCTACCATCAACCTACCGTTTTTCTTCCCCACAATTTTAGTGATTACCGATTCACCACTTTTTAATTTGAGAATTCTATATGGACTCATATTGTTTCCTCCAATTGAATTGACAGAGGTTTAAAAGTGAAACCCTCTGACTTATATATCTTGATTCTCTCTAGAAAATGTCGCAGAGTATGGTTTCTGTATGATTTCCACGAAAGATCGTCTCCTATGTCGTATAGCCTTGCCGTATCTTTGTGTTCTGATTTTCTTAATTGACGACCGATGCTTTGTAGAACACGAACTCTGGATTTCGACGGTGAGGCGAATATGATATTGTGGAGCCTGCGAATTGACACTCCAGTGGAAAACGTTCCATAGGAGGCTATTATTATAGCATCATTTATGGTCTCTGCAACTTTTCTTACTTGTTCTCTGATCTCAACTTCAGTTGCGCCGTAGATGAAGAATACGTCACGGTCTGGATACTCTTTTTTGATCATGTCATGGAGAACTTTGCCGTGTTTTTCGACAAACTGGAAAAGAATCAGAGTGTTACCTTTTAGTGTACCTGCCAATTGTTTGATGAATTTATTACGCTTTTCGTTTTTTACCAACCAATCCATTTCTTCTTGGTACTTTAATTTTTTTGCTTCTTTTTTTTCTTCGTCTGTGTAATTCAAGAGGATCGAATCAATCTTCAGTTTAGATAATAGGTCTTTGTCGATCAAGTCTTTTGTTGATGTTACATTGTAGACCGATCCGAACAGACCTTCAATGACGAGTTTGTGCGTGAGTGTACCATCCAGAGTTCCCGTTGTTCCTATACGATAAGGGCAGTTCTGAAGTTTGGTCATTATGCTAGTTAATGATTTTGATTTGAACAGATGACACTCGTCCCCGAAGACAACTCGAAAGTTTTTGAAGTAATCGGCGGGCATCTTGTATATACTCTGCCATGTAGAAATAAAGATCTTTTTATCGTCAGTTTTTGATTTGCCCGAAAAGATCATATGACACTTACTTTCGGCATTCCACTCGACATGTTCCGAGTAGTCTTTGAAGTCGTTGTACATCTGACTGACCAGTGATGTTGTAGGAACAATGATCAACATTTTCTCATTCTCTTTCAACAGACTTTCGTAATACCTAACCAGGCAATATATGATAAGTGACTTTCCTGAGCCAGTAGGGGACAATAGTAAACATCTATTCTTAGAGATAGCATGTTGTATTGCATCCAGTTGGTGATCATGTACTTCAATTTTTTTGTTGTTGGCGTGTATGTTTAACTCTGTATCGATCCATTTGCGAAGGTGATCTATTGGCACAGATTTGGCATCTGATGTCAGTTCTGGTGAAACCGAAAAAGAATATTTACGATCTTCACAAAATTTCATAAAATATGGCATTAGTCCCGCATACAAAGTTTGTCCGTAGATGTTATACATCTTGATCGTACCATCCCATACCTTGTTGCGGTACGATGGCATGAACTTGTGTCCTGGCACTTTGAATGTGAAATAATCGGAGAGTTCTTTTGCGAGACCACGCTCGCACTCGATCCGTATATCAACGCTATTCACTTCAGTCACATTAAAATCACTCATACACTATGTATGGTGATTATGGGTGAAAGATATCGCCGTTAACTTTGACTTCGATGTTCTTCTTCGACACCTTCCCATTCCAGCATCGAATTATGATACCGTTTGTCTTTAGAAGTTCTTGCACTTCCAGCATTTTCGGCGTTGACCAATCTTTTCGCCAAATGTCTGCGTACTCTTTATGGAATGTAAAAGATCTTATACCACATTCTCGGATAGCGATTGCGTCTTCTTGAGTAGGAGGAGCGGGACAATACATATCCATTCCCATACAGGAGACACCTCTGTTCGCGGCTCTGAAAAATAAGTTCTGTATTGCAGAACAGCGATACCAATCTTCGCCTTTTAGGTTTTCGGTTGCTAAAACGATACCAGATCTGCTGTCAAGGATTAGTGCTGAACATTGTGTATCACTTTTTGAGTGAGCCTGACAGTGTGTATATGCGTGTTTGAAATATACGGCATGAAGAATGTTATCACTATACTCCATTGATAAACTTTCTCCATTCGATGGCACTACGGATATTCCATTGTCGGTTATTCATTATCTTAATTACTGACTCTAGGTAAGATACTTTTTCTTTGCAGAAAGAGACTTCCATTCTTAATATAGAAAGATCTTTATCCGAATCAAGGTACTTGTCTATATCCGCTTTTAAGATGTTCAATTGAAACGGTTCCCATCCGAGTGTAGCAAGAGTTTCGGAATCCATTTTGCCTGTGTAATATTCCCACTTGCTACGAATAAGAGACTTCAACTCTTCATCTTTTTGGGTGAGACGAAGCCTTTCATCGTGATACATGTTAAGATACTTGTTATGTAATTGTGGTGTTCGCAAAGACTCTATATCGAGTTCTGTGTCGTCCATTACCATGTCTTCAGAGACCATGGCACGCAGTTCTGTTAAGTTCATAATATACCTCCGTGATTAGTATAGCACGAAGTTTTAGGCAATCAAGTGGTTAAACGCTCAATATTGTAAGACGAATACGCGAATGTTACGTTTGCTATGATAGGTTCGGCATCAGTTGCTGTGCTAGTAAAATCGATACTAGAAATACTCTTGGGAAAAAGTTCTTTGAAGTTTACGACCAGTTTGCCTCTCATATTACTATTCGTGATCACTAGTGTTCCGTCAGAGAAGTATTGATCTGGTCCTTCAAAGTCCTTAAAGTCTTCTGCGTTTGATGTGGTTCGCATCCAATCGTAAATTTCTAGCCAGTTTTTGAGTTCTTCATCGACGACATATGAAATCGATAAGTCATCAAAGCGAAAAACTCCAGGTCGTTTGACTGGTGCAAAATAGTTTTCCTGTTGAATTTCAGAGACATTCACGCCAGGAACTATAGCAGATTGACAAAAGTACGTCACCGTGGGAATTCTTTGCATAGTGAATCTGTAGTCAGTAACTACAAGTGGATTGGTGTTACTTGGCTGTCTGTTTAATATGTTATCTTTAAGTTGCGATGTACCGCTAATGTAATCAGGCATAACTCCTCCATACTGTATGTATAAAAGAAAGCGGGGGATCTTTCGATCCCCCGCTCTACCGTTGGTTGGATTCTAATTAGAATCAGACGTTGTTCTGAAGACCAGATCCGATACCGTGTAGGTTGTCTACGCGGAAGATGCGGTAGTATTGGTTCTTACGGAACGATGCAGCCGATGTGGGATCGGAGTTACCAGCCGTAGTGTTAATACTGACGAATGGGTTGTTGACAAGACCGTAACGGGTCTTGAATCCGATCTTGGGCTGGAAAGTATCCTCACCAACAGCACGAACCATCTGGAGTGGAACGTATGGGCAGTAGAAGAGTCCAGCGTCATATGGGCTGGTTCCCTTATATCCGACACATACGAAGTCGCGTCCAGCGTCACCAGCAGCGGTGTGAGCAGTACCAGGTCCAGCGTAAGGATCAATGTAAACCTTGATCTTACCGTTGAGTGTACCAGCAAAGGTGTTGCCAGTGTCGTCAACGTTGAGGGTGGTAGCCAGAGCAGGACTGATGTTAAGGAATCCACTCATAGCGAGGGCGGAAGCAACATCTGACGAGCAGATGATGAAGTTGCCCTTACCACGACGGGTATCCTTAGCGATACGGTTGCACTCACGTTCGATCTGGAACATGAGTCCTCTGTATCGCTCTGCACTCCATCGACCGTCCGAGTCACGGGCGAGGTCGTAGACACCACCAACACCTCGACCGAACGATCCACCGAGACCATCAGCAACGGTAATACCAGTGCTAACACCAGTTCCGTCGGTGTATACCTCAGAGGAAGTTCCTGCTGCTCGTCCAAAGAGGTCGAGTTGCTGGGCACCAAGTTTAGCACCACGGTAGATCGTACGCATTACTTCGCGGTTGATCTCAGCGAGAATTTCGCTGGACATGATGTTAGCGAGTTCACTCTCAGCATCAAGTCCGTGAACGGCCTTGAGGTCTTGAGCGAGTTCGGTGCTGTACTCAGCCTTGAGGGCACGACTCTTCGCTTCGACAGCGGTTCTCTCGATTGAGAATGCCATCTCGGGGAAAGAAGTTGCGAGGCGATTACCACTAAGTGCTTCTGCCTCGGAACGGGTGAAGGGATCAAGACCGTCGATTGGATCGACTGTGGATCCTTCGAAGTTTCCACCGACCACATCACCAACACGACCGAAAGCAGCAGTGCTTCCAGCAGAAGCATTGATAGCCTCGTTGAAGAGGGCTTCAGATCCACCCTGCGTGTCGTACTTAGCACGCATGGCGAAGATGAGTCCAGTGGGACCAGTCATGGGCTGGACACCACATACATCGTAAGCCATTAGGTTGGGCATGGCACGACGAACGAGCGAGATGAGGATGGGATCAAATCCCTGCATGTTGGAGTTGCCGTTTGCAGCAGCAAGTCCAAGACCATTACCAGCAGCGTTAGCGGGGGTTTCGGCGAGATACTGTTCACGAACAGCCCTCTCTTGGTTTTCGAGAACGACAGCAGTGACGTTCTTCTTATAGGGGTCATCGATTGAAGGTAGGTCAGCGTGGTTAAGCACGGGAGCCCACTTCTCTTGTAACATTTCGGTTGAACCTAAGTTGTCCATTTTTATTTCTCCTAGTTAGAAATCTTCTTTATTTATGAAATCTAAAATTTCACTTGTTTGGGTTACGGAGGGCGCGTGAATACGCCTCCATGAGTGGGGTCCCAGCGGAAGGCTGAACACCTTCTTCGGGGGTAGTGACATCAGTTTCTTCGGTGATTGATGAGTTCTCGGTGTACGACTCAATGAGAGTGTCGAGTTTCTCGGTGAATTGATGAACACCGTCAAACTCAATACCTTCGGCGAGAGTACGAAGACGATCGACTTCAGTCTCTAAGAGACCTTCGGTCTTCTCTTCGAATACGAGAGCACAATCAACGAAAGTCTTGTCCTTGCCGAGTTCGATGTTATCATTGACGGCTTCATCGAGACGGGAACGAAGTTCCTCTACCTCGGTAGCGAGTCCGTCAACAAGATCATACTTCTCTTCGGGGACATCGATGAAGGAAGACTCGAAGAGA